ATACAAACTTACCGACTGAATACGCGCACCTCGTGGGATGAACGCATTGTCAGAGAAGATCGACAAGGTACTAGTAATAGAAGTTCCGATAATGTCATATTCCGAGTAGTGAACGTTACCTGTAAATCTGTATTCACCACCTACGTTATTGACAGCTTCGTCAACACCAAGTTTGACTAGAAGACCGTCTTGATTAAGCCACTTAGGCATTTTACTTTAACTCCCTTTAAAATTAATTATACAACCTGGTTGTCATCGGTAAGAACAACGACCATGTTTTCAGGACGGAAAAGCTTAAAACCATAACGGCAGGTTGTAATGTACTCTTCACGCTGAAGATCTTTGTTGAACTCGCTATCAACCTTAGGCGGCTGACGCACGGAACCAACAAAAGGCAAGACATCCTGAGTAGCGGAGAAGAACAGGTTAGCTACACCAGTCGTGGTTGTACGACCACTAATAGTTTCAGCAATACCAGACTTCAAGTTCTGCGATACATAAACGTCAAAACCGTAGATGTTAACAAGAAACTTCATACCAGTTGAAATACCCGAAGAAACAATGCCTTCCCAACGAGGGTTGTTAGACATGTTAGTCAAGTTAGTCAAAGTAGAAAGAGCGTACTCAACAGATGGGTCAACAATTGCTACCAAGTTAGTCATTGGAACGTTTGCCTTTTGAAGAGCAAACTTAGCCTTTGCAAAATCCTGTGTAGCCATAGTTTCCCCAGTACCGGCTCCAACCCAACGATGGTCTGCACCGTTAATTGAGTTGACGTTACTCGAAGTCTGAGCCGTTGGACCCAAGTCAAGGATATCTACTTCCATTGCCTTAGCAATAGCACGAGACTGATTTGGGACAAAGCTACTTACCAAACGTGACATGTACATAGAGTCCTGCTTAAGACGTTCTGTAATGTAAGTAGCCGAACTCTTATAACGGTTAATGGTAAAGGTGAAGTTACCCGTATCCATACCAGTGTACTTAACAGCCTGACCTTCAACGTAATCTTGAATTTCAGCCTGACCGATAGATGGGATATTAATAGTATCACCATCTGGGAAGTCCGTGACCATATCCACGTACTTCATTGCAAAAAGTTCATCAAGAAGAACTTCTTTGACCTGATTAGACCAAAGATTAGAACGAACGAGATGTTCGTTACCGGTATAAGTCATACCAGACATTTGTTATTATTCCTTTTATTTGGTTAAAGATTATTTGGAATAAAACCTGTCCCCGAGTTCCATCGCTAGTTTGTGCATTTCATTTTGAACTGCAGGTGTAAAATACCTAGAAGGTTCTTCTTTCCGAATTTTTTCAAAGTCACTAAACGTCTTATTACCTGTGTCTTTAATACCAAAACTTGTTGTGTTCACATTAGAACGAATTGGATTACCAAAGATACCCTGGTTCTGAGTTGCGTGTGTCTTTTGTTCATTAATACCGAGTAGAGCAAAAACAGCCTTAGGCTCACGTTTTGCTGTCTCGTTAACAAACTCCCTAGAAATTCCTAGGTTTTTAATTCGAGAATCTACTTCTTCAATAAAGTTATCACCAAACGATAGTTTAAGTTGATCAATAACCAACTTAGTATTGTTCTGGATTCGAGCTTCCTGTTCCTTTTTATACAGGCGTTCCTCTACTACCTTTTCAATATCTGCAGGAGATAGGTTTTTGTTAGCGGCTCCATCTTGTCCGTTTTCCCCATCTGTTTGTGTAGACTGGGTATTAGCGTCGCTTCTGGTATTATTTACGGTACTCATGCGGTCCATAAGTTCCTCCACTTTAATCCGCGTATTTAGTTCATTACGAAGAGCTGTTTGCTCTTTTTGAAGACGCTCAATAAAAGCATCTGAGTAGGCTTTAGCTTTTGCTAGATCGGCAGTAGTTTTAAACTTTTTACCTTCTCCAACGTATTCGCTAAGGTAGTCTTTATTAGGGTCAACAAAGGTGCGATTACCTTCTTCACTCTCAAACAATGTATCGTTATTATTGTTTGATTCAGTATTTGAGTTAAAGATGTCGTCTTCAGTAGTCATTCGTTATGGTCTCCACGAATTATAGAAATGAAATCAAATCAAGAACTTTTTTGATTCGATTACGCTCACCAGAAATGTGAGCTTGGGTTAATGCCCAACTAGGGTCTCCAGAGGGCGACTTAAGAGAAGAATTATTTAAAGTTCTATCCTCCTCAATTAGTATATCTTTTAGGCGAGTTAAGGCAGTTGAACTTCCTCTAATACTATCCTCAAAAGACTTCTTCTTACCCGCGTCTTTAATGTGTGAGGTCCACACAGTTGCAAGTTGTTTCATTTAAACCTTTATGTCATACCGCTATTTTGAAAATCACTTGGGACTCCTGGTATGTTCTGTGAGTAGTCATCCTCAGCAATACCAGCTTCCGTAGTAGCTTCCATATTAACCTGCTCAGAATGGCTATTAATTAGTCTTTGAGCATCAGCTTGTTCAGCAAGTCTAACAAAAGGTTCTACAAGTTTGTAGTCTTCTAGATTTAGAAGTTCTTCAATCATCTCAGCAACACGCTTACCTGAGAAGTGGACTTTAACGTCAGGGTCCTGACCCACAGCTGATCCAAAGAACTGTGTAAGATTTTGTATGACCTCTGCCTTTTCTGCAAAGTGACGTGCAGCTAACGGTCGAAGTCGGCCAAGGCCTGTAATGTCCTCTTTATTAAGGGACGAGAATACTGCAAATTTAAACTCATCGTTAAAGGCTCTTATTGTTGTCTGACCCATCTTACGCCTAGCAATTTCTAGCATAGCGTTTAAGAGTTGTTCAACAACTTGTTCTTCAAACTGAGAGATCTTAGCTTGAAAGATACGACCAGCTGCGTTATCTAGTTTCTGAACTTCAAAAGCAGTTTTTTCACCTGGAGTACGAATACCCATAGCTTCCTTGGGAGAACCTGCCATCTCTTCCATCTTCGACTCAAGAAGGCTGATTTCAGTATTAACTTGGAGTGCTTCTACATTTGGTGCAAGAAACTCCACCTCTCCCTCGTCTCCCATGTAAATTCGTTCCATAGGACCGTATTCAAAGTCTTCTACGTAACCTTTAATACGTAAAGGAGGGAATACAGTAAGATCCATCAAATCTGCTTTAAGATTCTCTAGATGATCAATGCGGTACTGCATACCTACAAGATTATCTAATGGCCCCATAGCCCAAAGGTTATCCTGTCGCACACGCCAACCTGCGTGGAAAATAGGCGCAGTACCAAAGTCGCTTTCATTAGGTCGCTTTAAGATCATCTTGTGACGATCAACAACCGTGATTACGTAATTCTCTAACAGTTCGTTGTTATCTACGTCGTATAGATCTCCGTAAAATGTAAGAACTTCAACGTAACCAGACTCAAGATAACTACGGTAATCCGAGAATCCATCAACCATAAGATAACTGTCTTTTTCAGACAAGTTAGAGATACCTTTAATTCCATTAGCTCCTTTACGAAGCTTTAAAAGGTACTCCATAATACCTTCTACTTCAGGTATCATAGCTGAAGATTGACTTTCAAGTTGTTTCTTCAACTCACCCATAGTGAGGAGAGACCTAATAATCTTAGGCGCTGACTCAAAGTTAGCAGCAACTGGGTTAAATACAATATCTAGTGGGCTAATGCGACAAGGCATTGGACCTACATAGCCTACTTGCTCTCGGTCAGGTAATACTTTAGTCTTATCTAGCCATTCTACTGTTACAAAACAGTTACCATAATCAATGTAGTCAAGAACTAACTTAGCTACTTCTTTCTTAAAGTCTGAACGATCAATAACCCACTCCATGTAGGATTCAATTACTGTTCGTTTCTCCTTAGTCTCACTCTTTTCGTCGTCACCTTCCCACCAAAGCCACTTACGTTTTGGAAAAAGAGACGACATGTAGTTAGAGTTTAAGTTATCCCGGATTTGACACAGTTTAGGAACTGTGGTTTTGTTTTTCCAAGGAAGTTTAGAGTTAGTTGTACTTGTGGTGTCAGTAGCAAAGACATACCTACGTACTTCGTCCCATTCTGTAATCTTTTTTTGACGAAGTGTTTGCCAAGATTGAAACTTATTTGCAATCTCAACACCCAATCGGTCAGGTGCTACACCAAGAGAACTAATATCTAAGGTTTTACCGGCCACTTAGTTTATCCCACCAAATCTAGAGGAACCAAAAGGGTTCGTTGAACTTCTTTGAATAGTCGATTGAGTACCTTGTTTACTAGGGGGTACTGCCATTTCAATAACACTAGCTAAAGCATCTTTAATATCGTCGTGAGGAGGGTTTTGTAGGACCAACTCTTCTTCGAGAGTTTGACAGTTTCCTCCAACGTAGTGCCATATTTGACCGTTAGAGTACCGTGGTTGTAAAACTGCTTCCATCCGTTCCTCCTTGTTACCCATGTGTCTATTCGGCCTAAAAGCTTCGATAGACAAGGCAAGTCCGTGCTTACGGATATAGTTAGTCTTAAGGTCTTCTACGATAACTGACTGAGCTACCGTTACCTCAGCTCGTAACTTTCGGAAATCCCACTTTTGATGTAGCCGTAAGATTTTATCAAAGTACTCACTAATTAGTTTAGTCTTAAAGCGTTCGATATCTAAAATATAGTAGTTGTGTTCAGCATCTACACCTACAACAACAATAGACGTAAAGTCTGCTTGACGTGCCAGACTAAAGGCAAAGTCAATAGAAGCAAAAACATTAAGTCTACGAGTCTTATAAAACCAATGACCGTTAGACCTTGTTAGGAAGCTCCTCTCGTAGTACTGAAAAAGATCTCTTGGTATTGAAGCTTGAGAGGCATCGTTAGGATCGTTATAGTACTGAGCTTTAAATTGAGT